CCGGGGCCGGTGGCGTTGACCCCGAACCGGCCGGCCATGAACGCCACGCGATCCGCGCCCTGGCCGTTGGCCCCACCTAGATCGGCGCCGAGTGAAGGAAACCCGCTGCCGATGACGCCAAAAGTGTTTGTCGACAGATTCATCAGATATCCATAAGCCCCGCCGACGAGAATCAGCTCCAGGCCGTTGTCCGCCATATAAACCCGGTTCGCCTGTCCGGTGATCGTTCCGCGCAGGATAACGGTTCCGTTAGCATAAAACTCGTACAGGCCGCTGTTGACGACGGTAAAAGTACGCCCCGATGATGTGGTGTACATCCCCCGGCAGAATCCGGTCGTTGGGGTGCAGAGAAGACGCATACCTGGCGTTCCGATCAAGGCCACCACGTTTTTGCTATTCTGCTGCTGCACTTCCGGGTAAAAGTTAATGCACTCCTGCGCGTCTATTGTTTTGCTGCGGGCCTGGTATGCCGCGCCTACTACGTCGAGCTTCATTGCGGGTCTCCAGTCAGAATGTTCGACCGCGATTGCCCGAGCAAGCAGGCGTCAGGCGCGTTGTGCGTGATCCGATGGTTGGTGCGTTTAAGCACCATCTTGTACTCGCGGGCCAGCCCTGCGACATCCGCAGCGCTTTTTCCGTACTCCGGCGCCAGCTCCACCGCCAGGTTGTAGATCAGCGCCTGCTCGTAGCCTGGCGGCAGGCCAACGTCAGCGGCCAGAGTTAGGTACGCCGCGATCTGGGTGTTCTGCACGATGCCGACCGTGTAGACCGCGTCGGGAACCGGCCATAGGTAGACCGTGCCGGTCGTCATTGATGGGAGGTAGTAGAGGTGCGTCGGCTCACTCGCCGTCGCCTTGTCCCGCACGGCGTAATACTCGGTTGCCGACAGGAGGGTGAGTTGATCGTCGATGTTGTCAGAGGTCGTTCTGAGGAACGCCTGGTCAATCCGCAGTGGGCGCGTCGTGTCCCACGTCGCCCCGGTGCCGATGGTGTAGGACGCCGTGCCGGCTACGGTAGCGTGCGTCGAAAGGGTCTGCCGGTAGACAGCCAGCCCCTCGTTACTCCAACTCTGCAGCAGAGCGTTGAGCGTGTCGAGCGCCTCAGACCCCTCAGAGCCACTCGGAGTCTCTCCCGCCCCCAAAACCCGAATCTTCCGCAGAGAAGCTTTGACTAAATCCAAAACCGTCATTTTCGTCACCCCTTGTTGTGGTAATCAGCGGCCCCTCCATCACGTCATGCGTCTGGATATTTCGCAAGTGCTCGACGTCGGTGTCGATGGTCATTTCCATTTTTTGGCCACCGGCGGAACCGTCACCTTATGTATATCGACTTTGGCCTCGGGCAGGGCGACTTTTTTCTCGACGGGTGCTGGCGTGGACTCGGCTTTCTTCTCTTTAACCCACCCCAGTGACAAGAACGTAGTGATCTCCAAGTTATCGTAGTGCGTGGTATAGCGACGGCCGTCCGGGTGTACCAGGGTCACCTGTGGTATGCGCATTTTAATCCTCCGGGTAAAAAGATTCGCGAACTTGACGGATGCGAAGATTCCAAATATCTAAGGGTTCGAACACGAGAGGGTATACCTGCTGAAAGGGCTCAGAGCCGACTCGACACGACTCTCTGAAAACGATTACCACGTTGCCGTTGTCATCGACAAAAGCCCGCAGCGCTTCCTTTTTAGTTGTGGGTATAGCCTTCATCTACCTTGATGCCCAGGTGTCTGGCGAAGTTGTTTTGTGATGCTGACTTTCCGAAGTGGTGAAAGTCAATATCCGGCTCGCACCACATCTCGATATCCAGATCGCGGCAGCGGTTACAGAATTCATAGTCTTCACCCCACCACTTCCCATCGTTGCGCAGCAGGCCGGTGTCGAAAAACACGTAGAGGTCGGAGCCGGCTGCGGTCTTTGATGTCGTGCGCCATTCGGGATGCGCGGTCTTCATCTTTTCGAACACGCCGCGCTCGATTGCCATGAGGCCGGTAGGCCCACCGTCGAGCTGGATCAGCCCGGTGCTCTTCTCCCGCATGATCTGACCTTTTTCTGTTTTGGTAGGCCAGATCGGGAACTCCTCACGCTTGACTTTATAGGGGTACGCCCCGCACACCACAGGCTTGGGGTATCGGAGCAGCTTGAATATCGCGGTATTGTCAAACCATAAATCGCTATCTACGAATATAATAATATCATCCGAACTGTCAAGGAAAGTCCCAACGCAGTTGTTCCTGGCGACGGGCAAATAGCAGCATCCGCACTCGACGTGCAGCGTCACCTCGTTGCCAAGGTGCTCGAGGAATCGGATGTTGTTGAGAAGTGCCGTGCAGCATCCAACGTCGATTTTGCTGTCGTAAGCGAGGACCGCGATGAATATCTTCAAAACAGAACTCCTATCCCCCATCGTTGGGTGAAATACTCAAAGTCTTTCTGCCAGTTCTCGTTGACCCGCGCATCGCGTTCGTCTGTCGGAATTATTTCATGCAGGATAACCGCGTTGCTGCAATGCGCTACTGTTCCCCCATCGCGATAAATACGCATACCGAGGTCGGGATCGAAAAACCAGGTATTATACCCGGTGAGAAATCCGCCCAACGCTTTGAGCCAATCGGTGCGTAGCATGGGAAAAATCGAGTATTCCCCGTCCGGCACGCGCAGCGGGATCATCTCTCTGTCAAGCTCTCCACCCGCGATATCCGAAGACACCAGAACAACCGGCGACACGCACACCTTCTCGTGCTTCTGTAGCTGCAGTTCGGTGAGCATGGCCCGCGCCCAGCCCCGCGTGACGACGCAATCGTCGCTCAGGTACACGAAGTACTTTCCGCGGGCCTCATGCAGGATATCCTCGCAGGCCATGCACACACCTCGCGGCTCTGGCTCGCAGAGTATCCTGAGGTGCTTGGAGTGCCGGCAGGCATCCGATATTTCAGGAGGCCCGCAGGCGATTATCTCGTACGCAAGATTGGGGGTGAACGCTTCAATTGACTTGACAAGTCGAGAGAGCTTTTCGGGGCGCAGTGAGGGGACGCATATGGTGAGGGTGGTGTTCATATCGCTTTCGTGAAAAGCCGGGGGCTTTCGCCCCCAGCCAGAAATTACGCCGATCCCTTGATCAGGCCAAGGGACACCAGATCGCTGCGGAGCTGATTGACCAGCGTACGGCAGTTCACGACGGTCGCGGCCAGATTGTCGGCCTGGGTCGAGGTCGCGAAGCCGTACGGACTGGTGCTCGTCGCAGCGGTCGTGACCGTGCTGACAGCCACCGCCGCCTGAGTCGAGCCGGTGAGCTGCGACACGGGAGTGGAGCCGTAGAACGCGATCTTTTCGGAAGTGGTGCGGCCAAGGATGGCGCCATCGGGGCAGCCAAAGTCGATATATTCGTATTCAGCCATGATAACAGTCTCCTAATTCGAAGTTTAGAAAGTTGGTACGGGCCGAAGCCCGCACCGTTGATTGACAAAACGGTTAGTTGGTGATACGGCAAGCCCAATCGGGCCGCAGCAGTTTCCAACCGTACAGGATGTCAAGACGCATGAGCATCTCGTCGTTGCGGATGTCGGATGCCTGCCATACGCGCAGCGACAGCCCGTCCTGAGTCCGACGCACGCACTTGGCAGCATCGTCCATGATCGGCAGGTCGGCCGTCACGAACGTCGCGAAATCCTTGTGGTACATCAGATTAGTACGGTAGGCGGTGCTGACGGTGTTGTTGGACGCATCGTAAACCTCAACGGTTTTTCCGTTTACGGGAAGCGCGTTGCAGTTCTGGCCAGCGCCAGATGCGTACAGCGCCGGACTGAATGTCACGTCATTACTATCCACGGCAGTGCAAACCAACTGCTTCAGGTGGCTATACGCCTGCTTGGTTTCGGGATGGACGTCGTAGCAATCCGCGATAGTGAACACATCGCCGACTGACGGGGTGAACGAGGACATTGTGAGAGTCGAAACACCCTCGGCGATGCTGCTGTCGTTCACCGTACCGCTCTCGTCGGCTCCAGTGGTGTGCGTGTACGTACGTTCGTTCTCGTAGAAGTCGGCCATCGCGGTGCGGGTGATGAAACCCTCACGGAACGCCTGCTCGATCTGGCTGGCCGGGTGAAACAGGCTGTTGATCTTGGTCGAGACGCTCGCCATGGTCACGCTGTCCATCTGGACGTAGCGGCTACCGTCTTTCGGGGCCAGACCCTGGTTGAGCTTTGCGCGAGCGGCACCGAGGGCGCTGATGTCGGAGGCGCCGACGACCGATCCGTGAGTACCAACCTGTTTGTATACACTTTTGGTCAGGTCGGTGATGACGTCGCTCTCGATACCCGACACCAGGACGGCCATAGCCGGCTCGATGTAGCGGGCGGAGAGTTCGTCGAGGGACAGCGCGAGTTCGGCGCTGTTAAACCGGAGATCGACGCCGTCCTGAGTCGCGACGGTGATGGTCTGCGTGGTCTCGGTCGTGTCCTGCACATTCATCACGCGTGAGCCAGTACGACGAGTGTACTGGTTCGGATTGCGGACGCGCAGCGTGCTGCCGATTTTGGCGCCGGTTTTGGCGAAGCTGTCATCGTACGACCGATTAATCGTACCGATGAACGTGAGCTTTTCGTGCGCGATACGGAGGGCTTCGCGAGCCACCATATCAATAACGCTGAGAGTGTTAGGCATGATTCAATTCCTTTTGTCAAGTTGTTAATTTTTACCACGACTCGCGATTTGCTGTCTCCGGTATTTCGCGAATTCAGCATCGCTCATCTTGCTGATGTCAACCTCAACCTCGCCACGTCCCCCAATGGGGGCGATGGGCGCGGGTGCTGCCGACACCACTTTCTTCGGTGCGGGTGCGGGTGCTGCGCGTTGTGCTTTTTCGGCTGCGATTTTCGCTTCGATTGCCCCGACCATGCGGGCGGCGACAATCGGCGGCATACCGTTGAGCGCAAGCGCTTCCTGCGGATTCTTCGCCAGATAGTATTGCAGATCGGTCGCGTGATCAGAGTAGAGAATGGCCTCGGATACCGCATCCGACACCGGGATTGATCTGGCGAACGCCATGACCTCTTCCCAATCCTCATACTGAATCGCGGCCTGCTGCTGTGCCAGAGCATATTTGTGCTCGGCCTGCTGTCTGGTCTGCGCCTGCGATGTCTGGGCGAGCTTCTGCTCGACCTTCCAATCGGTCAGCGCTTCCAGGTACTGCCCCTCGTCTTCGAAACTGTCACGGTTCGGTCTGCCGATCGGCGCAGCGCTCTGCGGTTGAGCCTGCTGCCCGCCATTGATCGAACGCATGAGCATCTCGTTCTGCCCGCGCAACTGGTGGATCTCACTTGTCAAGCGCGCAAAACGCTTTTCGAGGCGGGAAGGCTTTCGGTCGATCTCTTCACCCTCTGCCACAGCCGGCTGCTCGTCTATAGGCGCAGCGTCGGACGGTGTCTCGGGCTGCTGAACATCGACTACCTGGGTCTCTTCGTCCATGGAATCCTCCAAGAATTATCGCGGCGATCCGCACCGCTGCGGGACTTACTGCATCGCCTCCTGCTGTGTCAGGGCAGGGCGTTGATTATTACCACGGGTCATGCCCGCGACGATTGTCTTTTCGATGTCGGCCTGGCTTTTGATATGCTGCTTGGCGATGTCTGCCTGCCGGTTCAGTTCGTTCTCGTTGGTCTGGCCCAGCGCCTGTTGCATCTGCTCGTTCTCACTCTGCAGCCGCTGCATATCGCCCATGATCTGCGCCATTTCTTCGGGGGAGAACTCGCCCTGCGGGGCTTGCTGCTGCATCTGCTGCTGATCGCCGGTGATCTGTGGCGGGATCGTGCGCTTGATGCGCTCAGAAATCTCGTCCGCGTACACGACGTCTATCGCTTTGACAGCAAGGTCGCCCGCGATCTGGCCCACCACGGGTACCGCCTGCATGAGCTGGATCATGTTCTCGGCATTCTCCGCACGTTGAGTGACAAAAGACGGGCCGACGTCGACGACGACGTCATACTGCCCAACCGTAAGGTCATAGAAGGCTTCCTGGCCCGTCTTTGGATCGGTATACTGCTGATTGATCGCGACGATTTCGTCGGTCAAGTCATCACCAAGGATACGCACGATGCGCGGGGTGTCGTAGATCGTCGGGATCAGATCGATGATGATCTTACCGATCTGCCGCAGCGCCCGCGACAGGTTGTCCGTGAAGTGAAAGTTGGTCGTGTCGCCCTGCCGCTGACGCGCTATGATTGCCCGCCCGCTCTGCTCATTGCTCTGTGCGCCCATACTCGGGTCGAAGAGACCCGTTGTGGCCTTGATATCGTCGTTGGCTGCGGCTTTGGCCTGCACAATGCCGGTAGGCACGCTGACGCTCTGCGTACGCTGCGGAGCGCCCAAGAGCTGCCCGCCGGCCGTGATCGGATTGTACTGCAGGTACGGCACGTTTCGAGTATTGCTCGACGCCCAGTCGGTTTCGAACCCCTCGAACTGGCCAAACGCTCCGATGTAGGGCGTCCGGGGGGCGAGGGCGATGGTTTCGGTCTCCGCGCTCACCCAGTAGTTGTACGCGGCCTGCGCATCGCGGGCGAACCGGACGAGGCTAATGAATATCTCCTTACCCTCGACCATGATCTCTTTGCCGACAACTGGCACGATGGGGATGTATTTCGACGCGAACTCATTGGTCTCAAGTACGTCGCCCGCTGACAGCACGCACTGCTTGACCTCACGCTCGATTGACGGACGGGACTTGACCGCCACGGCGCCATCAGGCAGCTCGTCTGTTACGGTGCCGTCTTCGAGCTGATAGAGCGTGATGGCCTCTTCCTCGACGTACCAGTATTCGGCCACGGTTACCGTGTCATCCGTCACCCAACCAGGGAAAGCGTCCAAATCCCACTCGCTGATCGCCTGGTCATCCACTTTGTACTTGGATTTGTACTCCTCGCGGCCCATCTTTTCGATCACGAAAACATACGGTACGTCTGAGAAGTCCGACTCTTTACAAAGGTGAAACGGGAAAATCACCGAGAAGGGATTCTTGATCCGCTTGATCAGAATCTCCTGCTCGAATGCCTTGTCGCTGACGTAGTCGGTAGCGAGCCGGATGTAGCCCACACCACACTCAACGGCGTATTCGTGGGCTGTGTCATAGGCCGCTGCCGCGTCGGAGTGCTGCTCGATGTGCTTGATGAGGCCATTGATGACCTTGGCCGTGCGCGGATCGTTGAGGTTATCGACTGGCCGCACCTTGATTTGCGGCCTGTTCTGGCGCTGATCGTTGGCTACCTGGTTGGCGTAGGTGTTGAGCTTGTTGATCACCAGGCAGGGCCGCTTGTCATCCGCACGATCCTTTTTGGCCTGCTCGTCCCACTGATCGCCAGACAGGAACTTGAGATCGGTCTTCGCGTCGTCGACGATGTCGGTGTTCGCGGATGTGCAGTCTTTATATCGCTTACGGGCCTGAACCAACAGCTTTTCGCGGTTCTCTTTTCTCATTTGACTTTGCCCTCTTTATGCAAATTTTTGATGGCTTTGTACGCCAGCCGTGAGTCGATTCCGCGGTCGCGTGCATATTCGGTAGCCTGCCTGCGCAGTGCTTTTGCTTTCTTGCCTCTCACGACATCCAGCTCCCTTTTGTCAATCGACGTGATGCGAGATACCCCTTCGGTGAAGCGGCCGCCGTTGGGTCGCGCCACTTCTCGTCTTGCATACCCGCAAAGCAGATGCGCAGCGCGTCCGAAAAGTCCTTGTATTTATCGTCCTCTTTCTCCTCACCCTCGACGCACCGATGGTTGAGCAAGGACTGCCGCACGTTTTTACAGTGCGGCAGCACGATGAGGTCGGGGCTGTTGTAGTCCCCGATGGGGACGAGCTTGTTGTAGGTCATGGCGCGAATGATGCTCTCGCGCTGCACGTCGATGATCTTCTCGGCCGGCATCTCAAACCGCAGGCCACCGTTCTCAGCTTTCGCGAACTGCTCGACGATGCCCGCGGTGTCGGTGCTCCAGTTCGTGCCGCCTGCGCCCTTCGCGAATCGCGTGTCGATGAAGCGCTTTGTGATCTTCAATCCGTGCTCTGCAGCACCGTCGCGCACCCAGATCGCTCTGGCCATATCGGCGAGCGTGCCGGTATAGTAAACAGACTTGCGCAGGTCGGAGTAGTAGCCACCCAGGTCATCGAATGTCGGCCACTCGTTGTAAACAACGCGGTAGAACTCGTCCTGGCGTTGGTTCTTTGGGGCGAGGGCGACCCAGACGCAGGCCGGATAAAATTTGCTGTGCGGGTCCATCGCCATGTAGCACTGGCCGCGCTCTTTGATCCTTGACATAGGGAAATCGACCACGTGAACCCGGTCATCGTAGTTGTGCCATATTTTGGCACCGGCACCGATCGGCTCACCGAGCCATACGTGACGGTAGAGCGTCTCATTAAGCATCTTGTCACGCTCCATCTCGCGTGCCAGAACCTGGGGGAACCACGGGTTGTCATTGTAGTTGACAAGCAGAGAAACGCAATCGGGTGGCGGGTTCTTGACAAAGCGGGAAAACACGGGATCGTCTTCATAGTTCGGGTTGAACGTGACCCATATCTCGCTGCCGTCGACGCGGATCGTCGGCACCAGATACTGAAGCGACTCTTCGCTGCAGGTCTGGCCCTCTTCGATCCAACAGATGTCTATGCCTTCGTAAGATTTGATGCGGTCGGAGTTGCGGAACAGTCCCTCGAATATGAACTCCGAGCCGTTCTTGCACTTTATTGAGGTGTCTGTCACGTCGAAGAGATGCTTGACCTCAAGCATTTCGAGCTGATCGGTCAGCAGCCTGTGTACCGACTCTTTGATCGAGCGTTGAATTTCTCTGCAGCACAGAATGCGCGTCTTGCTTGACACAGCGCGAATGATGAGCGCCCGGGCTACCGCCCAGGACTTGCCGCTACCGCGTCCGCCCCGTAGCGCTTTGTAGCGGTGGGGCTCGAACAGCACCTGCAGGTTTTCAGGCATCGCGACGTCAAGCATCGTTGGGCTTCTTGACAGAGTGGAATGTCACATTGATTTTGTCGGGAAAGTGATGGGTGTTGTCGTTCTCGGTTCTGACGATAGGTTTACCGTACCAGTGCTGATAAACGAAATCGCGGATGCGCTCATTGCCGGCCTCGAAGTCAGCCATAAGCGCATCCGCGATCCGCTTCTCGCCCAAGAGCTTCTTGAGCTTGTCGCGAGTTGAGTCGCCCAGTTTAGGACGCCCCGGCCCACCGGGATGCCCTTTGGCGAATGTTGTTTTGTTTTCCGCCATTAAAAATGGTCCTACTTACCCTTACCGCCCTTACCGCCTTTTCCGCCCTTCCCGCCACAACCTTTCCCGCATCCGCATCCGCCTTTTTTCATTTCTATCCTCCAGTTTTATGTTCCATTTATTGTGATACCTTCACCATTAATATAATAGTTATTCACAAGTTGTCAACAAGTTATTCACAAGTTATCAACATTCAACTTGCAACATCTGCAACACGCATCACCACCCATCTATATATTATAGATAGCCTCTGCCCGTCACCCCATTCGTCATAGGAGGCTCGCTATGGCACACATCGGTACGTGCATCGAGTGTGGCTACTGTACAGAACGACCGGATGGCCTGCGGGAGTGCAGGCGCTATCCACCCACCTATCACCCCAACCGCGACCCGCATCGCAGCCAGGGCGACGGAAGCCGGCTTCAGGCCAGCTACCCTATTGTCGACCCGTGGGCGTCGTGCTGCGGGGAATCTGACGCCCACACGTAACGTGCATTTTTATTGCACTTAACGAGGGCTTTCTGTTAAACCTTGTACATTTTCTAATTTTCCGGGCAGAGGAGTGTGCACCCCCTCTCCGACAGGAAGAGAGGGGGTGCATCACATCCCCTCCGCCTCCTCTTTCGCATTATCATGTACATCGATTTTTTACTTGACAAGCGGGATGTACACATGTACATAAAACCGTTGGAACTTGATTGATATCAACAACATAACATTTTGCAATTACGCGTGCATTTCGTCAAGTAAACTTGATTTCAAATTACGTTGTAAAATAAAACCTAATGGCCCTTTGAAAAAACGCCCCGAAAACTTTAAAAAAGTTAAGTCCTTGATTTATAACGGTGGCACAACGGTTTTATGTACATTGCATTTAAAAATCATGTCACTGATTTCAAACAAGTTACAAAGGTTTTATGTACATCATGTACATTGACAAATGAGACATGTACATGATGATTTAAAATCATGTTCCCGCTTTGTAAAGGTCGAAATTCATGTACAAGTTCCAATCTGTTGCTATTTTATCATAAAAAGAGGCAAAAATTGCCGTTTTAAAGGTTTAACTAAAAACCTCGCTTAATTTTTTAACTACCATTCTGTCAATTATGTGAAAATTGTAGCATAATTGACAAATGAGAATGTACATGATTTTTTATTACAGGTAGACATGCAAAAAAATTACAAAGATGCAAAATAAATGTTGACACGGACGAATAGAGGTGGTATATTATTGTTATCAGTAGCAGAAAACTCAACCCCAAACGCAGGAGAAAGAAAATGACCACATCAACCCAGACCGCCGCACAGACAATCGCGCTCCCATCGATACTCACCGCCAACACCTATTTCTGGCACCCGGCGACGAGCGCAAGCGGCCGTCGGTCAAACGAAGCCCGCCAAGCCCGCACCGTCGATCAGTTCGAGAACCTGGTGCAGACCATGCTCGGAGGCGCCGGGATCGGGGTGGGCATCGATTTCACCTACAACGAGTCCTGCGCCAATGTCTACAAGTCAGTTTCGTACAGAATTCCCGGCAAAACCACGAATCTGACCGGATTCATCGGCTATTGCAAGCGCAACGGGCTGATCCTGACCAAATAAAACGATTGACAATCACACCCCTATCAGCTATACTACTAATAACACTAACAAACGGAGGTAGCGTGAATACAAAATACACCCATCCCGAGCTGGCGATCATAGACGAGGTAGGGCGTCTGGCCGTCGCGCAGCGTGTCGAGATGACCTACTCATCGCTCACCGCCAAGATGCTGGGCTATGTGGCCTGGCAGGAGGGCGAGATGACAGCAGCGCTGGGCGCTGCTGAAACAATCAAAAAGGAGAGTCTACTGTGACTGTGCCCCTCTGGATCGTCGTTCTGATATCGCTGGTCGTTTTGTACCTTGGTGTCAGTATCGGCTGGCTCGTCCACTCGATGCTCACCGCGTGGTCTCGGCACGACGATACGCAGCCCTTCCACCTCAACCAGGATAATTGATTATGGACTACCTCATCGATCTGCTGCACGATCTGCACAGGGCGTACCGCCGGCTGCGTGGAGCGCCAACCATCGTTAAGCACGGCGCGTGGTCGACCGAGGGGAACCCCCACTTCGGACGGTGCCGGTGGTGCGGGCACACGACGCTGATGGGTATCTGCCAGCACTGTGGTGCGCACACCGACTGCGCCTGGTGCGGCAAGGTCCATCTGCCGGACGGGTCATGGGCGGCAGTCGCTCACCTGGACGACTCGCCGATCATCAGCCACGGCATATGCCCGGCATGTAAAAAAGCGCAGCTCCAGCAATGTAAATGCGCCGCGACCAACCGGCCGCGGCACTCGAACATCAACTATCAACCAGTAGGAGTGTGACCATGGACATCAGCAAAATCGTAGCGGGCCTCCGCATGATCGCGGACGGACTCGAAAGCTCGAACGACAACGCCGCTATCGCGACCGGAGCAACCGCGCGACCGCCTCGGGCGGCAGCGAAGATCGAAAGGATCGCGGAAGAGGTTAAAGACGCCCCAGCCCCAGCTCCCGATGCGCAGCCCGTAGCCCAGGCGTATTTCCTCCAAGTCGTGAACCACAATAAACCGGCCGTCAAGGCTCTTCTGGCCGAGTTCGGCGCGACGAGCCTGTCTACCCTCGATAAGGCCAAGCATCCGGCTTTCGGCGCTCGCCTGGCAGCAATTCTCAGCGAGCCGGGGGTAGCATGAGCCACTCACCCCACGGCATAACGTGCAGCGGGGCCAAGTGCTGGCTCTCCTGCACGGCGATGCCCGCACAGTGTAAAAACCTGCCACCGGACGAGGGTGGTGCGCACGCGATGGAGGGGAGCGAGGCCCACCGCCTCGCCTACGAGTCCCTCGTTAAAAATCGGCCCATCGACATGGACGCGCTCGATCTGGTATCTACAGCGGATGTGCCAAGCGTGCAGCTCTACGTCGATAAGGTGCGAGATCTTTCCGTCGATGCGCAGTACGCCGCCTACGAGACCCGACTCTCGCTTACCGATATCCTCGGGATTCCAGACGCGGTAGGCACAGCCGATGCGATCATCGTCAGGCACGGTACGCTATGGGTTATCGATCTCAAGTTCGGTCGGGGGGTGCCGGTATCGCCGGAGTACAACGCGCAGTTGAGCCTCTACGCCCTGGCCGCGTTGGAAATGGTCGAAATGCTCGGCTACGAGATCAATACCGTGGTGCTGGGCATCCACCAGGTGCGACTCGATCCAGAGCTGCAGACATGGCAGACCACGCCTGCCGAGCTTCTCGAGTTCCGCGAGATCGCCCGGGGCCACGCGCAGCAGGCGTACCGATACTACATGGACGGATCGGCGCCGGTCGAGGCGTATCACCCGTCCGACGAGACCTGCAGATGGTGCAGGGCCAAAGCTACCTGCCCGGCACTCGCCGGCGCGGTAGGAGCGGCTGTGACCGAGGATTTCGAATCGCTCGACATCCCGAAACCCGCGCTGCCGGTGCCGCCCGACAGTACGGCTCTGGCCGCGAAGCTTGGCGCTTGGCTTCCGCAGCTCGATCTGGTTGAGCAGTGGTGCGACGCGATCCGGGTCAAAGCTCGCGAGCTGCTCATGGCGGGGACTGAGGTGCCGGGCTACAAGCTGGTGACCGGCCGGGCCGGTAACCGCGCTTGGGCGGACGAGACCAAAGCCGAAGCGATTCTTAAGTCGATGCGACTGCTGCAGGAGCAGATGTACACCCGCAAGGTGATCTCGCCCACTGCCGCCGAGAAGCTCCTCGCCAAAGAGTCACCCCGTCGATGGGACCGGCTGCAGTCGCTTGTCGTGCGCAAAGCGCCGGAGCTGGTCGTCACCCCGGCGAGCGACAAGCGGCCCGCTGTTATCCCTACGTCCGTAGAGTTCGAATGTCTTGATAAACCGGAATAACCCACTTACAAAAGGAGAATTGAAAATGATCACGAAACTGAAGAACGTCGTACTGAGCTTTCCGAATCTCTTCAAGGCGCAGGTATTCGAGCAGGGCGAGCCGGCCTACAGCGCGATCTTTATCCTCGACAAGACCGACCCCCAGGTGGCCGAGATCGAGAAGCTAATCAAAGCCGTCGCATCCGACAAGTGGGGCGCCAAGGCTGATCCGATCCTCAAGTCGATCATCGCGAGCAACAAAAGCTGTCTGCGTGACGGCGCCGACAAAGCGCAGTACGCAGGGTTCGCGGGCAAAGTCTACATCAGCGCCCGCTCGACCGACCGGCCGACCGTCATCGACCGCGACCGCGCATCGCTCATGCCCGACGCCAACAAGTGTCACGCCGGCGACGTGGTGAATTGCTCGCTCGACGTCTGGGCTATGGATAACAAGTTCGGCAAGCGTATCTGCGCTTCGCTACGTGGTGTCCAGTTCGTCAAGCAGGGCGAGTGCTTCAGCGGCTCGGCCCCGGCGAAAGCCGATGAGTTCGATGACGTGAGCGACGTCGGCAATGACGAGAACGATCTCCTCTAAACCCACCGAGCGCAGCGGTCGGGACGTCGAGTGCAAGCCGGGCTATAACGCCGGTGCCGAATGTTCCGACCGCCCTGCCTCAACCCCTAATAAACAGGACTCTCAAATCATGCGACTTTGGCTCGACCTTGAAACGTACAGCCCGATACCGATCGCCAACGGGGTATACAAATACGCCGAAGACGTGGAGATCATGCTCATTGCCTGGGCGATTGACGATGAGCCGGTCCAGGTATGGGACGTGACGGACGGCAGCTTTATCCCGATGGAGCTGTTCAAAGCGCTCAAAAATCCTGAATGTCCTATCATCGCCCACAACAGCAACTTCGACCGTACGGTTCCGGCGATGTGGGAAGACTTTCGTCATCCGTCTATCCCCGATCCATCACGCTGGCACGACACCATGGTCAGCGCCCTGCGGCATGGTCTACCGGGCCACCTCGGACAACTGTGCGACGTGTTCGGCCTGCCGACCGACAAGGCGAAGGACAAAGATGGCAAGCGGCTGATCAACCTGTTCTGCAAGCCGCTGCCTGACAACCGCAAGCTGCGCCGGGCGACGAGCAAAACACACCCGGACGATTGGAACCGTTTTAAAGAGTACGCCCGGCTTGACGTTGAGGCAATGCGAGAGGTCGCCCGGCGTCTGCCGACATGGAATGACACCGAATTCGAGCGCCAGGTATGGGTTGCAGATCAGCACATCAATGATAGAGGTTTCAAGGTTGATCTCGACCTGGCCCGCGCCGCCATCGATGCGATTGGCGAGGAGCAGCAACGCAACCGCCGCCGCACCATCGAGCGCACCGACATGGCCGTGGGGTCGGCCACGCAGCGTGACACGCTCCTGGCGCATCTTCGCGAGGTCTACGACGTCGATCTTCCCGACCTGCAGACCGCCACGATCACCAAAGCGCTCGAGGACGATCTGCCAGAGCCGGCCCGCGAGTTGCTGATGCTGCGTCTGGCGTCGAGCGGCACGGCCGTGAGCAAATACAAAGTAGCGCTGCGGTCGGCGGGTAAGGACGGCCGGATACGCGGAACGCTGCAGTACAGCGGTGCCGCCCGCACGATGCGATGGGGAGGGCGACTGATTCAGCCGCAGAATTTCCCCCGCCCGTCGATCCCGGCGCACGAGGTCGAGGTGGGCATCGAGGCGATCAAAGCCGGAACGGCCGGCCTACTGACCGACAACGTCACCGAGCTCGCCACCAACGCGCTGCGCGGTTTGATCGTCGCACCGCCCGGCAAGAAACTTCTCGTTGCGGATTACTCCAGCATTGAGGGGCGCGTCCTGGCATGGCTGGCCGGCGAGGAGTGGAAACTGCAGGCGTACCGGGATATCGACACCGGCGTCACGCCTTACGATATGTACGTCCTGACCTACGCCACCACGTTTGGTAAAGACCCGAAGGACGTTGACAAAAAGGAACGGCAGCAGGGCAAGGTGCTCGAGCTTGCGATGGGTTACGGAGGAGGCGTCGGGTCGTACGTCACGTTCGCCCGCGGCTACGGCATCAACCTCGAAGAGATGGCGATCACGATGTACGACCGGCTCCCCCGCCACACTATCGAGGCGTCAGAGGCGTACCTCGCCAAGTGCGTCGAGGAGCACCGCGACACCTACGGCTTGTCACCTAAAGCGTTCACGGTCTGCGATGCGATCAAGCGGATGTGGCGGCAGGCGAACCCCCATATCATCAGTATGTGGTACGATCTCGAAGACGCCTATCGCAACGCCATCCTTGGGGTAAAAACAGATAGCGGAATGTGGTCGATTGACAAAAAAGGAAGCTGGGTGCGGGTGCTGCTGCCATCCGGCCGGTACGTCAATTTCGCCGGGGCGAAAGTGCGCGACGGCAGCTTGACCTACATGGGCGTCGAGCAGTTCACCCGGCGGTGGAAGCGGCTTGACACCTACGGTGGCCGGATCGCCGAGAACCTCACCCAGGCTGCAGCGCGAGATGTTCTGGCGCACGGCATGGTGGCGGCGGAGGACCACGGGTTTCCTGTCGTGCTATCAGTGCACGATGAGCTGATCTGCGAATCGGTTGATAGAGACTACTGCAGCGTGGAGCGTTTAGTCGAACTGATGACAAAAGATATTCCATGGGCGGATGGCCTGCCGCTGGCTGCAGCGGGTTTTGAGTGTAAACGGTATAGAAAGGAGTGATGCGATGGAAACGAAACCGACATGTGAAATTGCGAACTGTAAATTCGATTGGATCATGCGTGTTGATGGTATCACGATCATGTTTCATGGCGAAGAAGCAGCCCAATATTTTGTTGACCTTTACGAAAAAAGAGGGTACGATGTTACATTTGAAAGTGAAGCGTGGAAACGCGATGCTTGAGAAAGATGTCGAAGCCGCGTTTGTCAAGAACGTGAAAAAGAAGGGCGGCATGGCCTACAAGTTCGTCTCGCCAAACCATCGCAGTGTGCCTGACCGGCTCGTTCTGATGCCGGTGCCGCCGGAGCTGGTCGAGGTTGTCGGACAGTACGTCAAGTTTATCGAGATCAAAGCGCCGGGTAAGAAGCCACGACCGGCGCAGGTACGGGAGATCAACCGACTCAAAGCGCTGGGATTCTACGCTTTTTCGTGGGATGGTATCGAGTGTCTCTGAAACTGCGGCCATATCAAAAGCTCATGGTCGAGTGGATTCAGCAGCACCCGCGCTGCGCTCTGTTCGCTGACATGGGCATGGGCAAAACGCTCTCGGTGCTGATGGCCATCGACTCGCTGCGGATGTGCGGCCCATTTAAAGCGCTGATCATCGCCCCGCTGCGAGTCGCCAAAACCGTCTGGCCTGCCGAAGTTGACAAGTGGAAAGAACTGCGCCATCTCAATGTTGTGCCTATCGTCGGTAACGCGGGAGAACGTGCCAAGGCGGCGGTGACGCCTGCTGACATCCACGTCATCAACTACGACAATCTGCCGTGGTTGGTCGAACTGATGGGCAAAAACTGGCCGTGGCGCATGGTTGTCGCGGATGAATCGACACGGCTCAAATCGTTCAGACTTCGTCAAGGTAGTAAGCGGGCAAAGGCGCTCGCGTCGGTGGCGTGGAGCGATAGGGTCTACCGCTTTGTCAATTTGTCAGGAACGCCCGCGCCCAACGGTCTGCAAGACCTCTGGGGACAGACGTTTTTCCTCGATCACGGTGAGCGCTTGGGCAAAAGTTTCTCGGCTTTCATTGATACGTGGTTCCGGCCGGAGAGTCCCCGGCTATACGCTCCGATGGTGCCGATCCCGACCGCGCAGCAGGAAATCAACGAGAAACTGTCGACCATTTGTATAGCGCTCCGGGCGAAAGATTGGTTTGACCTCCAACAACCTATTGTGGTCGATGTCCCGGTATACCTACCACAGGCCGCGATGTGTGTATATAAAGACATGGAGGATCAGTTCTACGCCGAGATCGAGGGCAAAGAAGTCGAGGCGCTCAACGCCGCCGCAAAATCCACAAAGTTGTTGCAACTGTGCGCCGGGGCGATTTACATTGATGATACCGGCGCATGGCAGAGCGTCCACGACGAAAAGCTTGATGCTCTTGAGAGCGTCATCGAAGAGTCTGCCGGCGAACCGCTTCTGGTTGCATACCATTTCAGACACGATCTGGCTCGTTTACAAAAGAGATTCCCGCAAGGAAGAGAACTTGACAAAAAAGAATCTACCATCCGCGATTGGAATACCGGTAAAATCCCGTTGCTCTTCGCCCATCCGGCAAGTGCGGGCCACGGCCTCAATCTCGCAGATGGAGGGTCGCGTATCGTCTTTTTCTCTCACTCGTGGAACCTTGAGGAACGTCAGCAAATCATTGAGCGAGTTGGCCCTGTCCGTCAAAAGCAGGCAGGCCACGAGCGTCCGGTCTACATCTACCACATCAGAGCGCACGGAACAATCGACGATCTCGTTTTGTCAAGGCTAAACGATAAACGCAGCGTGCAGGATGTCCTGCTCGAAGCCGCAGCCGCGAGGAGAACGAAATGATTACCTACGCCATATCGCGTGATCAGCTTTGCGCGGCCGGTTACCGGCCCATCCCGATCCTACACGCCACCAAACGCCCGGCGATCACCGATTGGCAGCGCATAGACGCCTCGCCCTCGGCGGACTACTACGGTAACGGCCACGGCGTCGGCCTGGTGTGCGGAGTCGGGCCGCATCCGATCTGCGGCGTCGATCTGGACATACTCGACCGGGCACTCGTCGATCAGATGTCAGAGTATGTCAGCGCCCAGTTTGGTGCGACGATAGAGCGGGTCGGCCTGCCGCCGAAGCTGCTTTTGGTCTACCGCTACGACGTTGCCGGCATCCGCAAGATCACCTCGAAGCGCTACAAGTGCGGCCGGGTTGAAATCCTCGGCGCCGGACAGCAGTTCCTGGCCTACGGAACGCACCCTGACACGATGCGGCCCTACGAATGGCCGGGAGTGATCGGCGGGGCGCTCGACATGGCCGCGCACGATCTGCCGGTGTTGACCGAGCAGCAGGCCCGCCAGATCGTCGCGGAGTTCGAGCGCCTGGCCGAGGGGCGAGGGTACAAACGGATAGAGCCAAACAGCACCGCTGCAGCCGGCCAGGTGGACTACGACCCTACCGATCCGCTCGACGCCCGCCCACCCATCGATGTGAGCCAGGAACGCCTCTGGGGTATCGTAAACAGCCTCGACCCGGACGTCGGCCGCGATACCTGGATACGGGTAGGGATGGCGCTGCACCATCAGTACCACGGATCGTCGGTCGGCCTGCTGATGTGGGACGAATGGTCGAGCCTGGGCCTGAAATACAAAGAGGGGGAGTGCGAGCGGTTCTGGGGCGGGTTTGGCACCAACGGCCGAGCGCCGGTCACAGCCGCCTACCTCCTCAGTCTCGCCAAAGGGGCTGCGGAGGCCGCTCCGGCGCATGAGCGTATCCAAGATACCAATCCGGCCGACACCAATATTTTCAGGGCGCTGCCGCGCTCGATAGACCGCTTTTCGCTTAATCCGGCTCCCCTTGAGATGATCGTCGACGGTATGCTGCCCCGGGGCATCACGTCGATGCTCTACAGCGCGGGTGGCGCCGGAAAATCGACCCTGCTGCTGTACTGGGCAGCGCGGATCGCCCTCGCCAAAAAGTTCGACTGCGATTTGTTCGGGCACGGGGTGCAGGGCGGCAGCGTGGTGATCGTGACAGCCGAAGACCCGGATGTGGTGAGCAATCGCCGGCTGCTTGATGTCGCGGCCGGCCTGGCCGGAGAACTGGGTGCGACGGTCGAGGAAATCATGGCCGCGCTCGTTCCATCGCTCTACATCATCCCTACCGTGGGCCACCCGATATCTTTTTTCACGATGACCGAGGGCGGCAACTTGGCGACCACGCAGGCGTACGATGATTTTGTTGAGGTGATGCGCGAGATTGCTGATCTCAGGCTGATCGTGATCGACACCAAAACCCGCTTCTCGCCCGGCGAGGGCGGCGGCAACGTGATCGCCACCCAGGAGATCGCGCACTATGAGGCCATCGCCCAGAGTCTCAACGCCACGGTCATGCTGCTGCACCACACCAACAAAACGAGTCGCGGTGTCGACGCCAACGGGATGCAGGCATTTCGCGATGCGTCGGCGCTCTATGACACGGTACGCGCCGCCTGGATGCTCACGACGGTCGAGGACGCGGATGCGCTGGCCGAGCAGGGCGTAGCGCGGGCCGAGGACGGTGTGTCCTACCTCATGCTGGAATGCACCAAACAGAGTTACCTGCCCAAACACAGCCGGGTGTTTCTCACTCGACGAGCCGGTCGATACGAGGTCAAAAATGCCGGGCCTAAACTCACCGCGAAACAGAAAAAAGCGGGAGAGGCGCGGAATGAAAAAGACAAATTTATCGAGGTGCTGCAGGGCGCCGGGGACAAAGCGCTATCGCAGTCAGGCGTGGTCGATCTGTGCCAGGCGCAGATGGGTATTGGTCGCAGGAAAACCGAAACACTCATCGACCACGCCATAGGCGAGGGGTGGATAAAAGAGGAACGGAAAGATAAAAAGTATGAGTACCACTTAACCAAAGCGGGCCGGCAGTACGGTCTGACCATCGAAGGGAGTGCAAAATGCGAGAATGGGGATTTGCCATTTTAGGTTGGGCGATAATCATCGCCACGGGCTTTGCATTAGTAGCTGTAGCCAATGCGTGTTTTCAACTTTTCAGGGGGTAGTACCATGTCAAAAGTTGTATACTACAAGGACGAGCTTGCAGCAGGACGGATCACGCCCTGCAGATCAGACGAGGTGGTCGGCAAGTACGACGTGAGCGGCACGTACAATCGTAACGAGCGCCTCGAACAGGATCGTACTTACGAAGACGTTTCGGATGATCGTGACACGCGGTATATAGACCGATCCCGTGATTTCAGTTTTGGACGTGAATAGCGCAGAATGTGGGTAGGATTACCGGACGCATTACGCAGGTAGTTGCGTCATGCGGAGAGTTGTGCGAAAGAAGAGGAGGGCGGATCGTGAAAAAAGCTAACATCCCGCAAGGGCCAATTGTATCCGGTGGTGGCGATAGCCAATGTTTGGACCCCTCCTCTTCCATCGCACAACAGCTAAAGGTTGAAATTGCCGCGCTCGCCATTATAGTGGAGTCTGCATTTGATTGTTCCGACGAATATTCGGCAGCACATTTTATCCTCAAAAAGCTGCGGCAACTATCAACCTTTTAGCTACACGTTGCTTGCAATTTCGGAATCTCTGAAATTGTAGGCGGCGGCAAGAAAGGAAAATATGACAGCAAGTTTTGAGTATAAGTGTCGCAGGTGCGGCGAAATCGAATTAAACCCGCATTGCGGCCACGTTTTAGCGCAGACGGAGTTAATAAAAGCTGTTGTTGGTATTAAGTCGGAACAGGCAATGGCACCGACATTATTGTCTACGCATTGTTGCAAAGATGGCGGTCAGGGAATATCAGATTTGCAGGGCTACAGAGTTGAAGAGCCGCCGCAGGAAACTAAGGAAGATTCCGAAACAGCAAGCAACAACCGTATGGACAAAATGCCAAAGTGAAATTATAGAAGCGGGATTATAGTTTGGCACTTCGCCATACTATCCCGTTGTTTGCAATATTGCCGGAGATCAAAATTATAGTCCGGCGCAAAAGAAAGTTTAACTATGCTACCGACAGATTCACATTGTGATTTTATGGCAAAAGTAAACTGTATTCAAAATGCATTGTTGGGGGTTGATGTGTCTATATCTTATGAACAGGCCGCTTCTGTGTTTAGAAAGTTGCACGACGAGTACGCAATGTCGTTCAGGTTGCGCCGTAAGAATAATGTGGAGTCCGGTAATACAGACAAACAACAAATAAAGGGCAAAAATTTTCCGCACGTTGTTTTTAAAAAACTTCCGGGACAGTGTGATGTTTGTGGCCAATTACCATCGGTGTGTCATCAGTTCGGGTGCGGAAAATCTTCGCCCGTTTATTAAACGTTGCATGCAATGCCGTGCAAGGCGCGACAGAAAGGAAAATTAGAATGGATTTATGCAGTAGTGGTCACGACGAAATTTGTTATCAGTCTCGAAAGTGCCCGTTGTGTATCGAGATTGCTGAAAAGGAAGCGGTCGAAAAAGAGCTTGAAATAGTCAAGGAGTCTCGTGACGAATCAAACGAAAAAGTTGAAGAGCTTCTTGGAGAAATCGAGGAATTGAAGAATGCCGCGCAAAAAGAATAGCACGGCACAGCATACAACAGCCGCTTATTGCAAATAAATCTGCAACAAACGGCGAACCGTTGGTTTCAATTTGTCCTTTTAAAATTATAGGAGCGGCGCTATGAAACGAGTTTACAAAATCGAGTATACCGATGACTGGATAAACGTGTCCTATCAACCGTATGGGCCGTTAGAGACTGCATTCGTAATTAGGCGCGACCTGGATTTAGCCCCCGATATTGCCGAAACTTACTGCGCCGCTCTGAACGCTATTGAAGCGGCCAAACAAAAACCAACAAACAAAGTGCGCAAACCTGCCAAGCGCAAAAAGAAAGCGTAGCGGTCAGCGCACATTTGTCAAACGTTGGTTGCAATTTTGCAAATTTTTGGAGGTTATAGTGGCGGCGCAAAAAACATTTGACGAGCATTTTGCTGAAATAACACAAAACGGGTGTGGATTTTTTACCGTTGCTGACATAAACATTATCAAGCTTTGGTGCCTGTCGTGTCATCTTCACGGCAGACAAGTTGGCGGTAACGAAGGTATAGCGTGGGAACGAGCACGCGCCGCCAAGGAAGCTGAAGAATATTTGCAAAACAGCAACCAACAAATAAAGGTTGCAATGCCGGTTGACGACGAAACAAGACCCAGCCCGACACCAGAGCCTATGCAGTCGCAAGCTAAAAATTTGGTCAACGGGTGTTGAATGTGGGCGTACCGGCAAAGCAACCGTTTATCGGACGTTGGTTGAAAAATGGGTAACTTTTCTATTCGTATGTGCAACGCGGTAACGGCACGGGGGCGTATCCTTGTGTCCTCGTTAATCGTAAACCAGCCTACGTGTATTTGCCGTACTAGTCGGGGTGTTGTGCTTAAGATTGCAGAGTTACCCATTCATCAACCAACAGCTAAAGCATAAAATGTCGGCCCTAAACGACTTTACAAAGACCTACATCAAGATCGAAGCTAAGAAATTTACCGATGTCCTAATCGTTTTCGAAAATGAGCGAAAGGAATTCACCCTTAAAAACTTTCTTGAGCGACTCGAATTTAAGAGCGCCGCCGGAATAGCTCAGCACAGCGTACAACAGCCGCGTCACGAAATTGAAGCATCGTAATGCGGTGGGGCGTTGTAGTCAATTTTAGGAGGATGCGTGTCGAACAGAGATTTCTTTGCTCTAACTGTCATCGTGTTTTTGCTTGGCCTGCTGTTCAGTCGATAACACGATTTGTCTCGAAATGCGGGTAGTCCTTAAATCGTTCGAAGTCCCCGCCCCACCGCAGTCCGCTATCACGTCCGATCTGGCCGACCAGCTGCCAGATCGGATTTTTTATGTCCCAGCAGGGCTTTCCGCTTACGATGGGTACGACGTCGAAAGCCTCTCCGGTCTCATGCTTCGATGAACCAGGCTTCGCGTATGTTACAACCGGCCCCGGCGCCGTTCGCCCCCGGGCGTAGAGTGCGGCCTGCTCTGCCGGTAGGCGCAGGGTGCAGGTGATGAGGACGTCGATCCCTGCCGCTTCGCAGGCCAGTAGAAAACGGTTCGCCGCTTCGTGGCAGGGTCTGGTCAGGTCGGATAGTCGGCGCGATGCCACGGCTATTTCCCACGCATCTTGTTGAGCTTATCGGGCTTTCCGAAGTACTGATCTCCCCCGATCCGAACCGCGGAGAAAAACAGGGATCGCATCGTTGACCGGACGCCCTTCAGCTCCATGCCGAGCAGGAAGATTTTGTCAGCCGACAGACGGTCGACTTTCATGCCGTTGACAGTCGGGAACGAGTAGAGCCAATCGTGGATGACAGCGGCGGGGCCGTACTGCCCGTGCGGGCCGTCACCCGCTTTCGGGTAAAACCAACGGGCCGGTACGGGTATCGAGGCGAAGTCAAAGCAGAAGCCATCATCCGGTTCGATCCTCCCGATACCGTCAACCCACAGCCCGAAGTGGTTCTCATCGCTCTGGATGAGTCGCCACATATTCCCATCAATCATCTCGACAACGACATGGCCGTAAAAACGCCCGGTCAATCCTGACTTCATATCAGCCTCCAAAGATGCCGCTCACAAAAGCGGCGTAGGTGGCGAGGGTTAGCGATGCGATGGCGCTAACGAGTGCCACCATGATCCGGCTGAAGAGCTTTTTTATATCGACTATCGCCTGTTCGTACTCTGCCATTTTCCCTCTTGTAAACGCTCGATCCTCGCGTATTTCATGGATGAAACCAGAATCACATTTCGCCAGATCACCGTAAAGACCTATAATTATCTTCTCGACGTGCTCCCTCGTCCGTTCTGCATTATCGGCCACCCGGCGCAGGATCGCGCACATTTTGACGTGGTCTTTGCAAAACTCGGAGGAGCATCCGTCCGATGCGGTCAGAATCTTTTCGGTGTCTGGTTGCATTAAACAGCCTTACTCAGTAAAACGTAGATGTCTACCGTACCCTGTGATAACGTGATAAGATCAGCGCCGGTTACCGTAACGGTGAGTTTGATGTCCTCCGCAACGGCAAAGTTAGCCAATCGGGCGTACCCGAGGGCGGTGTAGATTGTCCCCTGGACGGTTAGATCGAGATTGTTATAAACGACGTCTCCTCCGGCGTTGGCCAACTTGCCTACAATCGCGGAGGCCCCTGAAGCCGCCCAAGTATTTCCCGCGCCCTGAATGTTAAACACTACCGCATGGATGAAGCCGTACGTGGGAAGTTGAAAAACGGTAACAGCTCCGGCACTGCCCCCAAGATCGTTGTACTGGGTTCTGGTCATCGTGTATTTGTGCCAGGTAGGCGTAGTGGCCGTAAGGTAATCCGTTGCGTCGTCGTTGGCGATCCGCAGTAGCCGGAATCCTGCGCCCCCCGAATCAGCCGCGCCAACAACAACGGCAGAGGGGGCGGCCCCCACTCCCGTGTTGTCGTTGAAAGTCAGCGACAAGGATGTATTGTATGCGGTAGCCGGGACAGAAACGACCGCCATACTCGCAGGCGCGGCGGTGTTACTACCGCAGGATACCTGAACTTTCGCTCCGACGTAGGTCTGCCCCGCCGCGCCATCCTGCATGGCTTCTACCCCCGCCGCTTTCACGAAATCTTTTGTCACGTCGGTAACGCCTATGAACTCCACCGCACCAAGCGACTCAGTGTCAACCGTCGCGGTGTTGCCCTGCGTGTCCTGGTGCGACTTCAAAAGCTGCAGCGTCGGCCGATTAGTAACCGTATCGGAATAGCTGTAGTACTTCAGAAGGTAGTCATCCGCAATTGCCATGGCCGTCTGCTTATCCGCGTAGATCACGTTGATGAACTGCCCGGTGCAGTATGGCAGAATGTCAGACACCACAGCCGCCCCGTCGTACGCATACGGAGCGACGACAGTGGCCTGGCCGTAAGTCGTGCCGGACCCCGTCGAGGTGTAGCACTCTATAACCCCGCCCGTTGTCCACTCCTCGAAGCGCGGAGTGACAAATGTGGTGGGAGTCGAGATGTAGGCGCAGGTGGCGCAATCGTAAAAGTGGCATGAGACAAGCGCGACACCGTTGGCTTTATCTCCGTAGTAGCCTTTTTCGTAGCTGGCTATTCTAACATTCGATGCGGCCACCACCCGGCTGGTGTTGTACGTCGCGTCATCGTCCTTACCAAGGCGCAGACCGATACCGCCAGCCACATCGTCGCCCTGTCCGGTGAACTTACAACTGTCTATGCTGATATTGGTGGCGGCGTAAATCCAGGCGCCACACCGATACCCGGTGATGTTGACGTCCTCGATTTTAACCTGCGTGGCGTTGATGTCGCAGAACAGTCCATACCCGGTGGAACCGCCGCTGGAAAAGATACGAAACCCGGTGAGAGTTACTGCGTTTACGGTGTTGGTGCTATCGTCAAGCACTAACCCGTTGCCGGACGCCTCGTTCCGTGCGAGGGACGTTGACAGCGCTCCCGCTCCTCGCCACACCGTATAGCTCCTGACCGTTAAGGCCGAAGTGTGTAGATAGGTGCCGGGCGCGAATCGAACTTCGCCGCCGTTGGTGGCTACTGAGTTTTGTGCCATCGTGATGGCGTAGGTGCAGTCCGTATTCCCGTCCGCTACCGCCCCGAACCACTCCGGCCGTACCGCTGCTGCTTTCGTGATAGTCGGATACGACGCGGCGGGGATGCTGGTGTCAAAATGGTAGGTATAGTCATCGCCGCCCACAAGCAGGGGCAGCGTAGGATTAAATTCTCCCGTCCACAGCATACGGGCGTTAGGCTCCATGTACAGACCGCCGCAGGTGAAGGATATGACGCTGTTAATCTTGTAGACACCGCGAACCATCTTTAGGTACTTCCCGGCGGTGTAGGCGGCGGCGTCGGCGGCTACGATAGCGGCGTAGTCGTTGGTAGCCCCGTCGCCCTTGGCGCCGGCCCACCGCACGTCGATGTAGCTGTCGTCGAATATCCGATACCAGCGCCCCGCACCGGACGCGGACGGATCGACAATTAGGATGTCATCTCCAGCGGAGGTGTCATCTGAGTCCCAGCGAAACCATCCGTGGCCACCGTCGCCCGAGGTGTTGTACGCGGCCACGAAGACCATGTCTCCATTTGTCAAGCCCGTGGTGCTGTAGGCTTTGAGGGCCGCGATGGTTGCGACGGTGTCACCGTTGGAGAGGCTGCCGGAGGCGGTCACGTCATTGATCGTGCGGATCACCGTACCAGCGGAGTTGCGCAACTCCAGGGTGTACGACCCAGACCCAAGCCAGATCGCGGTGCCATAGGTCGAGTTGACCCGTCCGGCGGCATCGAGTGGAACTGGGTGAGGCTGATTGACCGTGGCGGCCTGCGTGGTGTACGTCAGTTTGGGCGTCGTAGTGCCGGACTCGAAAGCGTAGACCTTGCCACTGGCAAGCGGATCGCCGTTGTCGTCGAAGAACTGCTGAAGCCAGAACGGTGTGAGGGTTGCCATGGTTTAACGGCCTTTCTTTTTTGATTTGTTTTTGCCCGCCTCGCTCAGTGCGATTGCGACGGCCTGCTTTTGCGGTCTGCCAGACGATTTCAGCTCCCGGATATTTGCCGAGATGGTTTTCTGCGATGAACCTTTTTTGAGCGGCATTTATTTACTCCTTTGTGTTGCTGACATTGTTCCTATTGTAGCACCTGCTATAGGCAACGCAAACATCGCTTGCCCCTTATTCATCACCTCGCCGCGCATGGCGGGAGTAATGTCCATCGTCCAAATCGGCTGTACACCTGCAGTATTTTTGTAAGATTCGCGTATCTGCTCTTCCGTCAGGTTCGGATATGCTTTGCGTTGTTGTGCAGCAAATTTTTCGAACTCTGGGACTTTGCCCGTGGGAATGCTCTCCTGCTTTACAGTCGCGCCCCATTTTTTGCCGTATTTCTTGGCGAAGTCAACGACCATCTTGTCGTAGAAACCCTTCATACCTTCGCCGCCGACTTTGAGGTCGAGGCCGGAGTAATTGTGATATGGTTCGGATTGGTTGGAGATTTTTTCTGCAAGGTCTTTCCCAACATATTCCGGCAATTGTTTTTCTGTGACTTGCCCTATTTCATAAGGGGAGCCGTTATTTTGTACGGCAACGACGGTATAATCTTTCGGGCCATCGCGCCTAACACGTACCTCCGAAAGCTGCTTGCTCAAATCATACCGCGCCGCCTGCTGCTCGCCGGTCGTCCATGCGACTTTATCGTAGCCTTTTTCTGCGGCTTCGCGCAGTATTTTCTTGAAGGCGAGTTCGTGCCAGGTTTTTGAGAAGGGAGCGTCGGGGACACCTTTTACTATCGTAGGGCTGCGCTGCAAAGATTCTTGCAATGTTTGTTCTGCCCGTTCTCTGGTTGTTGAAGATGATATAAATCGCCCAGCATCTTCATCATACACACCAAAAAACTGGTCGCCATCTTCGTCTTTTCCTTCTTTTACAGTGTAATTCTTTTTAACGGGTACTTGCGAGTACCCCTTCTGCCTGCCCTGCTGGTGCCAATCGCTCTGTATTTCCTCAACAAAAAGAGTTTTCTTTCCGTCAATCGTGCGATCGTTGAGGCGATAGTGCGCGATCACGTTGGGTTCGTCCCAGTGGGAAGATTTGAAAACATCTTTTCTTCCTAATAGCGAAGGTTTACCAGCCCATTCATTTTGTCTGGCGTAGGCTGAATACTGTTGCCTTAAAGTCTCATTCATTGTCGGTGTGCTACCGAGCATATCTGTATAATCATTTTCTTTTATCCACTCGTCGAACGACAATGGAGGCTTTTCAGCTACCGGAAGCGTCACCAACACCTCGCGGTAGTTCTTGCCGCCGGGTAGTTGGTATTGGGAGAATTTAGTAGCATCATTTCTTATTTCGGCGCCTGATTTACGTATTTGTTGTGACCTGATGAGATTTTGCTGATTTTCAGTTAAGTCGGAAAACGGCTTGCCAAAAGTCTTTGCGGCGATGCTATCCAAATCAAGAACAGCTCCCTTATGCACTTCCTCCAGCTTCACCTCGTTCTGCTTCAAGTAGTCTGCGATCTCCTGCTTGCTCACGCTCTGATCGCCCTTGGACTTCAGAAAGTCATCAAGCCCCGTCCATTTCATCTCATCGGCCTTGGTGCCTTTGCCCTTGGCCGGATCGAGCATGGACAGCCACTGCGATGCGGGAGCTTTGGGCATATTGATTTCAGATACCGCTTTTTGCGCATTGCTGTAAAGTGCGGGAGCAGTTTCAGTGACGGGGGTGCCGATAGACCGAACCGTATTCCCTCTGCCCTTTGCACGCATCGCCTGACCGACGCCCGCGCCCATCAGCGCACCGCCCAGCGTCGCAGCGATCCGCTCCTGCACTGGTCGGCCCTCGCTACCCTGCCACCCCATATACCCCCCGGCTGCGGCGCCTGCGACAGGTGCGACACCGCCGGTCAGATCGCCGAGGGTGCGCAATCGGCTACCCATCCACTCGGACTTTGCCTTTTCGGATTCTATCTGGGGGGTGACCCGCACAGGAGTGACTTTATCCATGGCCCGAATGAGCTGGTCGTAGTATAACCGCGTCGCCTGCTGCGTTTCAGGATCGGGAGCCGCTTTCAGCGCGGCAAAGCGCTGCTCATATAACGCCTGCCGGGCCTCGGCGAGTTCTTTGGCGCTGAAGCGCTTCGCGCCCTCGATTATTTGCTGCGATTGCTGCGCCATCTGGTTTTGCAGCGCAATGCGCTTATTCTGGGCGGTCGCCAAGGCCGCTGCGGCTTGCGAGGGCTGCGGTTGGACGTTGGGCGCCGCAGCGGGCGCTACGGGCCTCGCAGCGGGCAACGGGGGCTGTGCTTTGAGCGCCATCGCCGGGATCGCTTCGCGCTGGGGCAGTGTGCCGCCCAGGCCGCGCCCGACGTTGTAGAGCCAACGGGCGACGTTGGGACTTTTCGAAAGGGACTGCGCTCCCACGATAGCTAGTGGGGCCACCGTCCCCGTAGCGAGGGAAGCGCCCATGCCGATAAACTCTTTGAGCGGTATCAATTCGTTTCGGCCCTGCTTCGTTCCCCGCACGATTGCACTTTTGCGGGCAGCGAGTTCGAGGGGAATCAGTTCCGATATTTGCTTGTTGATCTCTTTGATTCCCGCCGGCCCGCGATTCTCAATCTCCGTTTTGAGTTCACGGTATAGGTCATTGTAAAATTGACTCTTCATATTGGCGTCAGGATCGGCGGTCATCTTGCCATTTAGCTCTATCCAATCACCATACGCACCTGCATCCTGCTTGAGCCGCTGGGCGGTCAGCAAGTCTATGTTGGCGAGGTCGATACCTTCCTCTTTTGCCATGATACCGAGATCGGTCAGCGCCTCTTCAATAGCCCGCTGCATTTTTGTGCGCCCGAATGCCGTGCCGGTCAACGCTTTTTTAGCCGCCCTCGCAAAAAGTTGCCCCCCGTTAATTCGCAGCGCGGAGTCTTCGTTGGCGGTCGCCAGACGATCTCGAAGTTCGGCAGCAAGCGATACGATCTGCGACTGCGCTTTCTGCTGCACCTGTTCGGGCGACCCGAAGAGATCATATTTGCCGAGATTTTCAACCTTGGCGCCGCGTTCCTTTTCGCGTTTTAGGATTTTGACACCTATATTCTCTATCTTAACGCCGGTCTCCATCGCTTTGGTTCCGACACCGCGAATAGTTTTTGGCACCGCCTCGACAGCAGCTTTTACCCCGGTGCGCAAGCCGGCTACCTCGGACAGCGGCACCATGCTGTAGCCCTCAAGAGCCTGCAGCGTTTCCTGTGCGCCGATCGGCAGTTTTTTGAACTGCGTTTCTGCTGCCTGGGTTGCTTTACCCAGCGGCGCGGCCACCGAGGGGCCGACATCCATCGCGGCGTTGACCGCCTGCAGAGGCGGCATGATGGTTCCGGCCAGCGAGCGGATTGGGCGAGGTAGTTGCGCATATCCTTGCGCCATTGGAGCGAGCGCTGGCTGCACTGCGGTCATCGCAGCACCCATCGTACCGTAGCCCAGACCGCGAAGCGCCTGGCCCCCAACCTTGAAACCCAATACCGCCGGATCGGGAGCGGCGGGTGTCAACCCAGCGCGAGCGATCATTGACGATGCGGGGGTCTCGGGTGCCGGCGGGCGACTACGGAATTCTTTTTGTGCGGTCGAATAGCGATCAAGAGTGCCGACAATCTTGCCCGCTGACTCTTTGATCGGCCCGGTGAACGCTTCGCCGACACGCTGGAGGTAGGAGGGCTGCACGTTGGTCGGCCCCTCAACCGCATCGTTATCCCATGGGCCAGATATTACTTCGTCATTTTCCCAAGGTTTTTTTGCCATTATTTTTTCCTGCGCGTTACACCGTTGGGGTCGATATAGAGAGCGCCTGGCGGCACCGCTTTGTAGCCGGCCTCATCTTTGATCTTGATAGGCGCTCCAGGTGCGGCAGGCAATGCACCGAGCATTTCCGCACCACTCTTCTGGTAATCTTGAAACCAATTTTCGTTTGTGGTCACGCCCTTCCCAATCGTCAAATATCGAGTGAGCATATCGTCGAGGTTGCGCACTACCGCCGCTTTGCCCTCTTTAGTGAGTAGCTTTTTGATATCGACGATCTGCGAGCGGAATTTATTCAACTCGCTACGAGCAATTGCAGCACCAGATTGATCGCGGGAGTATATCTCATCCACCACGGCCATCGCGGCGTCAAAATCTGCTTTTGTCCACGCACCCGCAATGGTGCGATCTATAGCGTTGATATCGCCCGAAGCAATAGCATTTTTTATTTTCATCATTTTGTCAACCATCAATCCAGTTTTGGCGATGAGTTGAGCTTCGGTGGGCGCCAGGGGCTTTGCTCCAGAACGTGTTGCAGCAGCTTCAGCCTCAATGCGGGCCGAGGTAGCGGCGGCGGCATTCTGCGCTGCGGCGGCAGCTTCGACAGGGGCGGTGAGCGTGGTGACGAGGTTTTCGCCCTCGGCTTTTGTGGGAGCGGCAACCTTTTCGCCCATCGCTTTGAGTACGGGTACTGCCGGCGCCTTGTAGAAACCATCCGGCCCGCCATGGGAATTGATCTGCCCCAGAAGGATAGCGTACTGCCCCTGATCGATCTTCTGCGCTGCCAAAAGGTCGTTCAAATCCTTCAGCGCCTGGGGGCGCATTTCGGCGTCATGCTCTTCCTGTTTGTCAAACTGGATTTTACGAATCTCACGGCCGAGGCCGCTGTCGATATTCGACAGCACCGACACCCAGTTCGGATCGTAGGTCGGGGGGATTTCATCCGGCGTTGCGTACCCGTGCCGAATGGCGAACTGTTTCCCTGCCTCGTACTGTTCCGGGGTCATGTCGGATGAAGAGAAAATGTTCGAGAGCATCTTGACCTTAGCAAGCCGATTCGCGGCCAGGTCTTCCCGGTATTTCGATCCGAGCTGTTCGTAGTAGTTCGCGATGTCCGGTCGACCGGCGCCCCAGGCGTTCTGCGCAGCCGCTTCGTAGGTCGGACTCTGCTGCCCGATCTGGCGGGTCATCTCCTCGTCAGCCTGCGCCCGTTGGGCGTTGGCGTTCGCGAGGCGCTGCTGCTCGATCTGCTGCGCCTGGTTGGCAATCTGCTGTTCCTGCTGCTGCGGGTAATACTGCTGCTGCATGATCATCGCCCGGTTCTGTAGTCCCTTGGCGATGTTGTCCAGCGAGTTGTACTGCGGTTGGACGGTCGACCCTTTGATCATATTGTAGAAATCAAGTGTTGGCATCAGCGCCCCCCACCGTTTACGCCGCCGCGTGTCATATTGTACTGGTACTGTTGATATCCAGGATAGTTGTACTGGTACTGCTGAGTGGGTTGCTGCTGTTGCTGCTGATCGCCCTTGCCGAGGCTACTCATGCCGCCCATCGTACCCGAACCGCCGATCTCCTGAAAGTGCTGACCCATCTGCGAGTTCGCCTGATTGAGTGCAGCGATCTGGCCCATCATGGCCCCACCCTGCGCCATCTCATAATCAGCGAGGGTCTGTCCGTGGCCCAGGGTGTTCTGCGCCATTGTCTGGTTCGCCCCGTAGCCGATGTTGGCGAGGTTCGACATCTGGTTGTACTGATTTGCCCGGTTCGCCGCCAACGAATTGAACTGGTTGCCGTAGTTCTCCTGCGCGAATCCGCGATTCGCAGCCCACCGATTGTATTGCTCTTGGTTCTGCCCGGCGCCGAAGCTCCGGTCATTAAGGTAGCGGTTGTACCCGAAGTCTCGTTTATCGAGGTACGCTTGTCGGTTGCGAGCGTAGGCGTTCTGATACTCGTTGCTACCGAAGTTCTGACCGTACCGCTGCAGCGCCTTGAGCGTGGCGCCCGAAAGCTGCGTGCCGCGTGCGGCCGCGCTCTGGTCGACAGCATTCGCCCCCTGCTGCAGCCGCCACTGGTAGCCGGGATCGCCCTGGAAATCGAAGGGCTTCTCCGGAGTCTCCTGATACTGCGGGGCGTTGTACGCGCCGGGCTGCTGCTCGTTGTAATTGAAATTATAGACCGGAGAGTCGTACTGCCCGCCACGAACGCCTCTACGAAAAGCGGCGTAATCCTCACCGGCGTTCGCGGTGTAGGGGGTGTAGTACTGCATCGCCTGGTCGTAGTACTGGTTGTACGTGTCGCGGGCTTTGTTGATCGTCTTACGGGCCTCACGGCCCTGCAGCAGGGCGTTAGTCCAGTTCCCGAGGTCTTGCTGGGCCATGCCGCCAATCACCATTCCGGCGCCCCAATTAGATGAACCTGCCATGATCAGCCCTCCTGCGGTTCGCGGATCGCGGCCGGCGCGGCCTGTTGAGTCTGCATGAGCTTCGCGATCTCGGCGTTGATCTGCTGCAGCATAGCAGTGCAGTAGTCGCGCTGGGCGGCGAAGTCGTAGGCTTTTACTTTGAGTTCACTGATTTTGTCGATGGACATCTTGACCCCTCGATTGGTTAAATGGTGTCTAACTACTATATCGTATTCGGCACAAATTTTGTAGCCATGTTTTTTGCAGTTGATGCAAAAGCTCGTATCCTCCTCGTAGCTTGTGATACACTCACGGCCGCTCCCGTCGACATAGCTGATGTCGATGCAAGAGAACCACCGGTACGGCACGCTCTCGAAAACCCCACGCTTAACAAGGAGAAACCCCGCCCCGCACCACTCAACTTCGTGCATACCGCGCTTCGACCCTTGCTTGTCAAACGAGAGGTAGCGCCCGTCGAAGCCCCCACAACACCACGAGTCCTGGTGCGTGCGCTCTACGTAGACACCACTGATGATCGGAACGTCGTGACGCAGCAGTCCGAGGATGTCGGCTGCGGTAAACTCGATGTCGGAGTCGACAAAAAGATAGTGCGTGTAGGGTTCATGGAGTTTCTGATGGATCGCTTCTGAGGCAAGACGGTTTACAAGAGCGTTTCGCGTCCGAGCGATGTACGTGCCACGGGCACGCTCCCACTTGAAGGTGAAGTCGTCGCGCTCTACGATCTGGCCGGATTGGTACTCTGCGCCAGCAAGGGCGTCGACCGACATTTCGATAGGCAGCGGGTTGGTGTTGCGTAGCGCCCGGCCGTCTGGGGCCTGCTGCCACTCGTTATAGTATGGTGTGCATATTTTTATGAAAGGTTTGGTCATTTTCGCCTCAATTCGATCAACCCGGTCTGGGTGTTGTGCTCGATGGCATACCAGTTTTTATTGCGTTTGAGGAAGAGTTCGACGGCCCCGCTGACGTTCACCCCCTCATGCCGTGCCTGGTAGAACTCAAAGCTGTCGTGCAGCATAACGATTCCGAAGGGCGAAACGAGCTTCGCGTATTTGTCAAGCTCAAGGTAGGTCATGCCTGGCCCGCCGGCGCCCTTGATGTCAGTGTCGGAGTCGTGCGAGGAGTCGATGAAAACGAGGTCGATGCCGTTCGGGAAATACCTCTCGGCGTCGAAATCGAGGCTGTGTATGCGCTCCCAGAAGCCGCGCTCGAATACCGGCCCGTAGTGATCTCGAACCCAGGCGCAGGATTTGTCGACGGTCATCTCCGCGTCATCGATGTCGAGAGACAGGAACCGCTCTACCCCGTACTCTTGACAAAGGATAAGGAAAGCCCGGTAGCTCTGCCCGCACCCGCGCTCGTCTTTCCACGGTTTCTCGACGCCGATGCCGATCTCCAGAACCGATGTCGGTCGCAGCCAGGCGAAAGTCTGCTCGAACAGATCGATGCAGTCGGCGAAGTCAGAGGTACAGAGCTTGAGATCGTCGAGTGCTTTCATAAAGCAATCGTATCATCCGCAACAGTGTTTTGCTCTGCCGCTTTAATGGCCAGCTTTCGCTGGTACTGTTGCACTGTGTCAACGATAAATCTACGCACCCGCTCTTTTGCCCATTGCGCTTTGGTGTGTGTGTACGTTCTGGTCGCGTTGGGCGGCACGCCGTCCCACGTATACGGACGTTCGTAGATATCATCAAATGCGTTCAATACGGTTTGTAGCTTATCATCCGGTATGGTCAATTCGATTTTTGCCATTATGCGGCCTCACATATAAAATGTAAATAAATAGATCTGGTAGTGTTGTTTTGATTATCGCCAGTTATTAGCGCCCCCGTGGCTTTATCTCTGAGGTGAAACGTTGTGGCAGACGCTGGCTCAACTGCCACGGAATAGTATGTGGTTCCGTTCTTGACATAACCCTCCCCTATCACATGCACGTAGCTGTACATATCTGTCATTGTGACGGGAAACGTCAGCCGCAAATCGGCAGCACCAGCGCCCTCGCTCCCCCCATCCCCGTCGAGACTAATACTAGCCATCACTGTTTTCCCAAGCGTTTTGTACATGCTGCTTTTATTAGCGTATTGTGGTGCCGTTCCACCTGAAACCGTGATAGTAGGGTCGTAGGTTGTGGTTGGCGTTGTGTAAATATCCCCGCCCTCAAGAATGACATTCCCGGCGGTAGTTTTCAGCCGGATGTTTTCGCCGCTGGTCGAATTGCAAATTATCAACTCGTCGGGGGTTGCGGCGGTGTCATGCTCCAGGTAAACATCTGGAGACGCATACGTTCCGCCGAAATAAATGCATTTATCATCTGGGAAAAATGCGTCACCGTTTACATGAAGCTCACAGGCCGGTGCGGCTTCTTTAATTCCGACGTTACCGGCAAAATACGACGGCCAAATAGAACTGGAATGAATCGACCACTTCGCCCCAGCGGTGAATTTCGTTTCGTCCGGGTATGGCGGCAACAGTGAGATGAGCTTAGAATTACTCAACGCTCCCGTCTGCCCCCACGGGTACACCCGTACGCCAACGAGTGCGCCGGTCGTGGCGCTGGCGTGCGTACCGTAGTGCCCGATCAAATTATCGAGGCCAATCAACTCGTTCAGCGTACCGGCGTCGGCGGTGCCACTTGTAAACCCACGCACATTAACATTGTACATCGTTGTCAACGATCCGCTATCCGTGCGGCCAGACTCGATCTGACAAACCGCATCATTGCGCATTGCCGTTACGCCAAGATTACGATCCGCGCCGGAAATCGTTTTAGTGACCTTGTTTTGGAATGTAATGCCCGCCACGTTAGTCGCGGCTTGATTGACAAAAAATAGTTCTCCATTGCCCGACATGGTAGCCGAGTTGACGCTGATTGTCCCCGTGTCCCATATTTTCATACGGGTTGCTGTGCCGCCAGCCCCGTTCGTGGCAAGGTGGATACTGCCGTAACAAAGTGCAGGGTTCGCGTTATCGTTTACAAACGCAACATACGTTGACCCTGTCGTTCCTGGGGAAAGGCCATCCTCCCGCAGCTTACCAATGGCGGACGTTGCGGCGCTTGCTCGTGAGCTAAGACTGATGCTCCCGTCAACGAGCTGGATCGGGTATACGGGCGCAACACCAATCCCCAGCATGGTGTTGGCGGTGTTCGTGTACAAATTAGAATCCCCGATTGTGGATGTCGTAGCGAATCGAGGTATTCGATACTGCGTACCAGATAGCGCAGCAGCGAAAGCAGAAGCGTGATTCCCGTCGAGCAAGTCGGCGTTGAGGTTTGTCACAGTAGTCGTACTCGCAACTGTAAACGGCGCGGTTCCGGTTGCAACGTCGGATTGGAATGTTTCTGCTCTGATTTGGTACGATCCTGCGTCCCATGCGGCGGTGAGCGCTACCGTGCCGTTTTTATTAAGGTAGTCGCTGTGCGTGTGGGACGACGCGGCCGCTCCGATGTCGGCGAGGGTTTCGGCGGGTGTGCGGTATCCGATATCGCCACCCCACGACCCTATAAAGCCGGAACTCGGAACGACTCCTGCGTGGTTCAGGTTATTGAAAACGATCTTTCCGAAGGCGTTGCCCGGTTCGAGGATAATGCTGCCTGTCGAGTTGGCGGAGTTGGCTTGTAGCGTGAGGTTGGTGCTCGCTGCGCTCCCGCCGATTAGCGTCTGCCCGGCAGCGCGACCAGCGAGAAGCGCAAACTCAGACTCGCTGCGTCCGTCTACCGAATCCGCGTTTAAATTGGTAACGACAGTCGTACTCGCCACGGTGAACGGTGCGGTTCCGGTGGCAACGTCTGATTGGAAGGTTTCTGCGCGTATCTGGAACGATCCGGCATCCCACGCTGCGGTGAGTGCCCTTGTGCCATCTGCCAGTAGATACTGTGTGTGATCATCATCCGTCAACCCGGTAAGCAAACCGTGATCGGTCGCTACATACGTGCCGGAGGGAAGGTTGCTTACGTTCCGATAGTCTTGGATTTCCTCGAATGGCGTAGCGTCATTGCGCAATATCACTCTGTAAAGTAACTTCATCTCGGGGGAGGGCAACGTGCCAAGCGAAAGCGAGGCGTAGGTGTTATTTATGCGGGCGTCTGCCAGCGTGGTGTCCTGCCGCTGCCCCATCAAAACCCAAATCGGGTTCGTTGTGTCGGGGGTAACAAAAAGCCAATACGCTACGTATTTATTGCTGTCCGCTGGCGTTATCGTACCGGCGTTATCGTAATAGACATTACCACCAGATGCGTAATAATACAAGGTGCCAGCAGCACCGAAAGCCCAATTTCCGCTTGCTCTGTAAAGCACTCGGCAGGTCGTAATAGGAGCTGCCGCTATGTATTCTATTTCCTCGTCGTACCATTCGCCAGTAGAAATGGAAAACGTGGTATCGTCTGCGGTCAAAGTCAATCCGCTCGCCCAGCGTGCGCCGACCGTTTCGTGCAGATATTCGTGTATTCTCACCTCACGCGACGAATAGTGTTTCTCATTACATAGCAGATAGTCCGTAATCGCTGTATTAAAGTAAAGCGTAGCGACCGGCACAGCGTCAGCAGCAGACAAGTCCCACGGCGTAGTGGATGCGGTGAGCGTTCCATTGGCCGCGATGTAAACGAAATAAAGAGCCGTGGTGTTCGGTATCTCCACCGTTTTAGTCGTGCCAGTAAACTTCACCCCGCGATAGTAATAGCTGTATGTCCCGGCGAGTGTAAATATGCGAGTTCCAGTATTGAATGCCAGCGTTGCGGACGGTCCGCCGTCCACGAATCCCGTAGGGTCAAGCTGATCGGTGATGACGGTGGGGAATGCGTAGGCACTCCCACCCCAGGTTGTTGAAACAAGACCGTCCACCTCAGTGATCGTGCTATTTCCGAGAGTGTTCGACGCCCCGAATTTAGGTACGTAGGTACTCGTTCCGCTTACACTCGCGGCGGGGTACGCCCCGATGTCAGACAGCACCTCGGCTTTTGTCCTGTACTCGATGTTCCCACTCGATTGGACTACAATGCCGTCGTAGCTATCTGTCAAGTGGTTCTGTAAATTGTCGATTTTAACATAGCCCGACGACGCCCCGGGCTCCAGTATGATCGAGCCTGTCGCAGCCGTCTGCAGATGGATGTCATCGGCGATTGTCGTAGCCCCAATGAAAAGCTCTCCCGCTGTCCCGTCGTAGCCTATGTTCGCTTTTGGTGCGGCCAGGTTACCGCCCATCGTTATCGCGGCGTCGGTAGCGAAAGAGGCGTCCGCAGTAAACGAGGCGTTATTACTTGCATCGAATTGTAAGGCTATAGTATCCAAGTCGGCATCGTAGACTTTGCTGTGCTTGTGCGCATCATCGATCACCGCAGCGCTGATCTGCTGCCCAGATAGCGTCAGGTCGATGCTGGTCGAGTCGGCAATCGTGACGGCAGCGTGCAGGGCCGACACCTGGGCGTTGGTCAGATGGTTGTACTCTCCACTTGCCCCGCCCTGGATGCTTGTCGTGTCGTTGTGCGCATGAGTGTGGCCTGTGGCTGATCCGCCAATGTCTGAAAGAATCTCGGCCGGCGTCCGGTAACGTACGAGGCCGCCGTTGCTGACGAGCACGCCGGTGTACGTTGCGCTCGCGTTGTCGGTAAGCTCGTTGAACACGATGAAGCCGCCACCAGCGCCTGGATCGAGGACGATGTTGCCGCCTGCGCCATTGGCCTCAAGCAGAATCGGAGCGTTGGCCGTTTTTATCTGCAGTTCACCCAGAGTTGCGTATCCTATGGTGGCCGCAGGAGATGCCATCGTGCCGGAGAATCCGATGGTCTTATCGACCGCGAGCAGCGCGGCGTCGGTGAGCGTGATGCGATTGCTATCGTCTACCGAGAGCGCTATCGTCGCCAGGTCGGAGTCATAAAGCTTGCTGTGCTTGTGCGCATCGTCGATCACCGTAGCGCTGATCTGCTGCCCGGTGAGAGCCATGTCGATTGATGTGGTATCCGCGATAGTGACCGCGGTGTGCAGCGCAGCGACCTGGGCGCTCGTCAGGTGATAGTACTCACCGGCCGTGCCGCCCTGCTTACTTGTCGTGTCGTTGTGCTCGTGGGTGTGCCCGACCGGAGACCCGCCGATGTCGGTCAGCAACTCGGACTTCGTGCGGTACTCGACTATGCCACTGGTCTCAACCAGCACCCCCTGGTAGCTATCGCTGCCGTGGTCTCCGAGGTTGAGTATCTGGACATCGCCAGAGGCACTCCCCGGTTCGAGCACTATGCTGCCTGTCATCGTGGTGGCTAAGTGGACGTCACCGTTGAGGGTATTCGCGCTGATGTTGAGGTCGATACCGACGTGCCCTATCGAGTCAGCGGCGAGGTATACAAAATTACCGGTAGTGAGGCGTAGATCATTGGTGAGATTTGCTGTCAACGAGGCGTCTATCGTCAGCGCGGCGGTCGCCAATGTCGGATCGTACAGTTGATAGTGCCGATGACCGTTGCCCGTGCCGAACGTGCCGTAGAGATCGCTGAACCACACTTCCCATGGATGGGTGAGCATAGGTGCGCTCTGGGTGATCGGAGTGCGGATCGGAGGAGGCGACAGGCTTCTCACGGCTCCACCTCCAGCGATGCGTAGGCGTCGATGATATTGGTCTTAACCGGAGCGACTGACCAGAACCTGAATAACCTATCCCGAGAGCACCCAAGCCGATTCCACCGCACTCGCGTGCTGCGCAGCGCCATCTGTCCCATCGAGGCGTATTTGTTGCTCGACCAAGTGAAGCCGCCATCGTCGGACACGTTCAACACCATATAGGGGTCGCCCGCCGGCTCAAGCACCGTGCTGCCCGTGCTGACGGTAATCAAGCTCGGCTTGTCAGCCGTGCCGCGCTCCATCTCCAGCTCAACGTGGTTGAACGTCACCCGCTTATTTTCGACGGCCTGGTGCGCGGTCGTGCGCTCTCGCCGGATGATCTCACCGTTGTCGGTGTAGCTGTCGAGATCGTACACGTACACCCCACCGTCCTCCCGAGATCCGACATAGTTCACGCCGTTGGCCGCGGTGTGGCTGACGGCCAAGTGGGCGTCGTGCTCGCCCGGCTCGGACTGCCAGAACGAGCGCTCATGCCACATCCCGGTAGTCAGATCGTATACCAAAGTGCGACCGCCGGCCGGGAAGTTGAGCACGTAGAACGCATGGCCCTCCTGCTGATAGCAGTAGCCGACCGCGTCATCCGTGCGCGAAAGCTGACCGATTATGTACTCAATGCCGTGAGTGCTGATGCGCTCCGGAATGTAGCCCGACGCGCTCCACACTACGCCCTGCCCCTGTGCATTTGCACCGAGCCAGAATAGCTGATTGCCGTTAGTGGCGAGGGTATCCTTGGCAGCGCAGCCGATGTTATTGAGCGCCCCGTTGATTCGGGCGAAGGGCTCGTCAGAGTCGCCGGTCATGTACCATGCTTCGACGGTTTGTGATCCGATCAGCCACAGCTCGTTTTTGCTGTTTACAAGCGCGATAAGATCGTCAGGTGCGCCCTCCGCGGTGTACCAGTCGAGGGCGCCCCAGGACGCGCCGTTGTAGGCCGCAGAAAAATAGAATCGTCCGGTGCCGGTGGCGTTGACCACGAACCGGCCGGCCATGAACGCCACGCGATCCGCGCCCTGGCCGTTGGCCCCACCTAGATCGGCGCCGAGTGAAGG